GGGGTTGTGTCCCTCCTCATTCCGTTCAAGCTTTGGTGTGAAAAGCTTACGAAACGATCTTTGATTTGCCGATTTACAGTAGTCGGCCGAACTTTGGCATTAAAATTGCAGTTACAGTCAATGTACATGAAGTTTATTGAAGATTGTTGAAATGGTGATTATACTTAATAGTAGTGTTGCTCAGCACTGAAATTAATCACTAGACTCTAAACCTAAATAGAGAGCACCCATGAAGTTGTTTATGTTTTTATCATTTAATAGGGGATCAGATTGATGACCTGGTCCGAAGATAAAAATAGTCCCTAACCCTAAATTATCACCCCATCCTTAAAATGTCCATTATTCCTTTACCAGATAAAACAGACTTAGTTTCTGTTCCGGACGTTTTTGGTGATGTGAGTACTGTGCATTTGATGCTTGCACAGGCATTCACGGCCTTTATGGCGTTGTTGTTTTGTTATACCTTAGGCGCCATTCTTTCGTGGATCCAGTATTGGTATCCTCGTGTCGTGATACGCCAAGAGTTGTTCTTTTTTCCGGCGTTTGTCGCCACTTCGAAAGAATATGTTGTGATTTACCACTTGTTTTCTCGTGGAAGATATGTGGATGTGTTTGTTTTGTTGTTGTGGAGTTTTTACTCCTTTCCCTCTTACCAGATTTTAGCTGGCCACGTGATTGCCCTTTTCACGTGGTTGTCCGCTTATCGCGTTCCTTTTTACTTCGCGATTGTTAGTTGTTTTCTCGTTAGTGGATCTGTCATGATTTACTCGGTGTGTTTTTCGTTGGATGCGTGTGCGGCCCGCACAACCTTTTCCTTAAAATGAGTAGTATTTTTCTAAATGATAAAGAGGACTTAGTTCCTCTAGACTACTCCGACGTTTTGGATCCGTCAGCCGACCTCTTTATTGAGGTCCAAAAGAAGAAGAAGACGAGCATTCGCAAGTTGGCCAAAAACAACAAAGCGAAGCAAGAGCTTTTTGAGATGCGCCAGTCTAAGCGCAAAGTTGTAGATAAGGCGGAGCGAGATGAACGACAGAGTCGTTGGTTCAAGAGCGCTCAGTACAAGGTGACAGAGGATGATGTTGCCCCTGTCACTCGTGTTCCCGTCATGCGCGGTCCTCCTCAATTGTCGCGCAACGTCACCGTGCCCGTTGCTCCCCCATCGCCCAAGGTGGATCCATTGAAGAGCATCATCAAGCACGTGAATGACAGTGCGGCCGGTGTGCGCGATGCCACCAGTTATGCCGCCGTTCTTGGTGTCGTGGGTGAGGATGTTCCCGATGTTTATCATGAACGGGAATTGACGACCTTGCCTTCGGCTCCTTTTGAGCTCCCGGTTAGGAATTTTAACTTGTTGGGCCACAAGGAACTGTGGATTTTGAGCCGTAGTCGCGGTTTGTCCAGTAGTTTCAAGGTGAAATTGGCCAATGAGAAGAAGAAGTGGCTTGAAAAGAAGAGCCCGAAATTCCAGATTGTGTGCAATGAGGCTTGTATGTTCTTTCTTCGTCCCAGCAAGAACAGTGGTAGCCGCGAGGTTAAGGATTTGGCGTTGAAGGCTGACATGTGGCTTCAGGATCTTAATTATCGTAGCCCCTTGCCGCCGCAAGCACATGTGGCCATGCCGCTTGGTCGCGGTGTCACCACGTTGATGGGGTGGTTCGACAACACGTTGAGCCTGCGCCGTACTTTGATGCAGGAACGTAATCCCCATCGCCGGGCGGTGTACTCCCGCTTGGTTGACCGTTTGGACGTCATCCCCCAAGGCAAGTTTCCAGATGGGTCCCCAGAGATTGTGGAGTTGCAAGACGTGTGCTCCGCGTTGAATGGGTACTTGCATGTTTGGAAGCCTAAGTACGCTGTGCTGCAGGGGGCCACGACGTCTCGCCCCGCCGTGGCGATTGGTGGTTTGCCTGTGACGGTGGAACTTCCGTCAGCCCCGGTTGAGGATTTCATAGCCGAGTTTTTGGACTCACATAAGGATTGTCCTACCATCTCTCGGTTTGTGGCTCTTTTGGTGGCTCTGCGTGAGAGTCCGTCGTGGGTTGGATGGATAGCGACCATATCCCTATATTTGTCTGAAAATAAGGTCAGTGCAGCCATAGAGAAGATGATACGGCGGGTGATGGGACGTGTCACCGCTGCGTTGGTGAGCGTTAGTTTTCAGTCAGATGAGTTGGAGACAGAGCCCATGGTTTT